CAGCCAAGGGCCAAGGTGCGTTGCGAATCCCATGGAAATATCCTCAATCTGCGCTTACTGTCTTTGAGGGAAGTCCGCCAAGCCGGTCAGTAAGCTGTGAATACTCTTGGACTTGGCATGGTTGTATCACTTCTTTGGGGGGAATGCAAGTGCTTCTTCATCAGAAGGCAGCTTGTTGTATTTAACCGCATTCTCCGTCCGTGTAATAACACGCAAATTCCAAGGCACATGTAGCCCACAAACAGTTTCATGCTGCAATGGCCAGATGTGGTCTACGACGTACGCCTCACCCGTGGTTTTGGACATGGTGATGGCAATCTGGTACATCGAGCGCATCTCCGTCTTCTGCCTGCGGGTTAGCCACGGAGGCGTAGCTTCACGGTGCTTGCGCCTGCGATTCTTGGTGTTGGCTCTGACAGAGACCAAGTTTTTTTCTGCCCAGGCTCTGCGGTATTGATTTTTTATTCTTGCTGGGGTCGCCAAGGCTTTGGCGATGACGTAGTCTTTATTCTTCTCGTAATAGCGTTGCTTTGCGGCTTGACCTGCCTCTGAACGGTTGTAATTGGCAAAGTAATTGGCACGCTTTTCTTGGGCTTGCGCCCACTCAACCTTCAGACATTCAACGCAAGCACCCTTTGTTTTGCGCGGTGCAACATGTCCGTGTTTGCACGGCTCACCAGTGAAGTAATACTTGGCCCCGGACGCTTGGGCTTCTTTGCGTGTCTTGGGTAGATTTGTGGTCTCCATCACTGCTCCTTGTGGTTAGACACAGGTAATGTAGCAGCATGAAGAATAAAACGCAACAGGCAAAGAAAAACGGCCCCGAAGGGCCGTTTTATAGTGGAAAACCCTGAAAAATCAGGACGAACCGGGCGATCCGTAGATTCCCAGAGGATCGCTGACCCCGAAACTGTAGCGCTCGCGCGCCTTAAATCTGTTGTTTCCGGTGTCAAAGTCAGCATCCATTGACGTAGCCAGAGGCACACGCACGAAGTGCTTCAGACCATTGGGCACGTCGGTGGTCAGGAACCAGCCGTTGGTGTCGGTCAAGAAGTGGTTCACGGTGTAACCCTCGGGGATCGAGCCGTTATTCTTCAGCGCGTTGATATCGTTGTCGGTGGTGCCAACGCGCAGGCTGGTTTCCAACAGACGGGTAGCAACGAACATCAGGTTCGGCGGAACGATCAGCTTTTTGGGCTTCGCAGCAATCAACAGACCACGCTCATCCGTCCAACCAGCGATCTGAATAACGGCGGCTTCCAGGGAAGTCTCGTTCAGGTCGGCAGCGGTAGAGGGGCGGTTGCTGTTGGTGCCACCAGAGACCAGCGGATGCGCAGTCGAGAACAGGCTCTGACCGTCGCCGTAGGTAACAGCGCCAGAAAAACCGTTGTTCAGGATTGCAGCAGCCTTCACTTGCTTCGTGTAAGCCATGGCGCGGGCCAGGGCCTTCGTGTAGCGTGAAGACAGGCTGTCGTACAGGTTATCTTCCATCGCCTCTTCGGTGATGGAGAAGCCCATAGCGATGGTCTCGTGGTTGTAACGAGCCGTCCAAGCTTCCTGCGCATTGTCGTAACGAATTGCAGAGCCTTCGTTCTTCACCGGAGCGGCGGAGAATCCAGACAGCTTGGTTTCTTCTTCAAACGAGCGCTCAGAAGATTCAGTTTCGTAAATCTCTTTGTGCTCCTCGCCGTAGCGAGCGTACTCCATACCGAACAGCGCGTTCAGGCCGGGCAGGAGTTCCTTGAGTAGTTGGGCACGTGAAATTGCCATTTTAAGTTACTCCTTATCAGGCGATGGAGGTGCCAGCGTAGTACTGATGCTGACCGAAGTTGATCTTCACCAACAGCTCAGGGAACTGGGTGAACACCAAAGTGGCGCTTGCAGCAAACGCGGTGGCGGGGGCTTGGTTCAGAACGAACGAGGTTGCGCCAGCCGAAGCAGCGGTATCCACGAACGAACCCGACGAAATATACTGGCCGTTAGCAGCCAGCGAACCAACGTCCGTACCCACGGGCAATGCGAAAGGCAGAGCCGAGCAGGTAACGGTGGCGGTGGAGATGCTGGTGTACGTTGCCGTACCCAACGACACAGCCGTCTCTTGCACCAAACCCAAAACACGAATCGGCAAAGAGCTGGTCGTGACAGGGGTATCGGTGGGAGCAGCAAGGGCGTTGGCCGAATCACCGGTGTTGGCATTGCCGGTATTGTTCAGGCATTCCAAGTTCTGGCCAATCATGGCACGAGCGCCCGAAGCCACGGTGGTGCCCGAAGAGCACACAACAGCTTGGAACACAGTGTCAGGATCGTCACAGACGATGGCAACCGCATCGCCAGCCAAGGTGGAAGCGGGCCAGTATTGGCTGAAACGCTTCTGCTTGGTCGTCGGGTCGGTGTAAGAGCAGCCCAGGAAAACCCCAGTCTGGTTACCAGCCGTACCAGAGGTAACGGACAGACGCTGGATCTGACCACGGGTCAGGCCAACGAAGTCACCATAAAAGATGTTCGTGGAGTAGCCGTAGGGAATAGCATATTCCCGAGTGGAACCCGCAAACACCTGCCCACCGATCAAATTGACCGGCTTTAGCCCGTAAGGGGCTGAAACAACAGGGTAAGCCATTTAAGACTCCTATGATTGAGGTGTACCGCGACCAAACGTCACCTCAGAGCGGCGCTCTTTAAACAGAGGCATCCGAGGATCGTTGTCGCGCATGAAAGTGTTGTCCACCGATTGCATCTGACCATCTGCCTGTTTTTGGTAGTGGTCATCACGCTGTTCGACGAACTCCTTTGGTGTTTTGCAAAGCAGAAGACCTCCGATCTCAATGCTGTCTGGGAATCGGTTCTTGGAACCGACGCTCATCAGTTGGATCTCCGGGTGTTCAGAAGCTTTTACAGGCTCCCAGCCTTCGCGGAGTTTTGAGGAAATGTTGCTTGGATCATCTGATCCGAGCGTGCTGATACGAATCCAACGGAATGCATAACCTTCCTCCGGGTTGGGAGAAGGTAGAGTTTCCGGGGGCATCCATTTTTTTGGACGCTCCAATTTCGCGCGAGTTTCTTGTTCTCGGGGGGTACGTTCAGCCATTTTGATTCCTCATTTGTTCCGCAACCTGTTTGGCATAAAGTTCCAAAGGAACTCCAAGCCGTTTGGCGATTGATACTTGGGATTGGGTCAGCACGATTTTCTTGGGCGCTGTGCTGCGTGTGGCAGGTGCAACGACTGATTGCTTTGCTACTTTCTTTGCAGGAGGTTCCGCATCCTGCTCAGAATCCGGGAATAGCTGTTTAATACGGCCATTGATCCGGGTGTAGTATTCATCACTCGTTGGGTCTACCCCACTTTCCACAAGTTTTTTATGAACTGCCAGGGCAACCGCCGTCATCTCGTCATTTGATCCAAACCACGGATTGGCTTCTTGCCACGCACGGGCTTTTGAATCGACTTGAGGAGTTTGATTACTCTGAACAGTCCTTGGGGCGCTTTGTACATCAGTTTGTTGCTGCTGTAAAGCGGGGGGTTTGAAATTGGCAACTCTTTCTGCTTTGATTTTCGCCGCAGTTAGAGCCTCCTGAGCCTCTACCAAACGGTCAGAATCCCCAGATTCATACGCTTCTTTGTATGATCTTTTGGCGTCTTCTAACTCGTTTGCAACGACTTTTTTGGCCTGCTCAAGCAATGCAGCCTGACCCTGGCCAAGGCTTCCTTGGAGCTTTTTATTCTCCTCGGCAAGCTGTTGAGCGATGCGAATAGCCTCTTCCCGCTCACGCAAAGCGGACTCTTTTGCCCGTCTTTCTTCGTGATAACCCTTAGAAAAGTGCTGGATTCGCTTCTTTACACCCTCTGAATACTGGGCCAACTCGTCGTCCGTTACCTCCGCAGGAGGCTCCTTCATGGGTGGTCTGCCCTGATCTTCGGGGGGAGTATCGTCTACAACTTCAATTTCCAGCTTCTCTTCCTCTGGTTTTTCTTTGGAAGGAGCTTCTACAACCATTTCGTCGGGGAATTTAAAGTCATCTGCCATGGTTTTCCCCTTAAACGCGGCTGATGCCGCGAGGATCTTGCACAACCGCCTCGACGCTGTCGTCGTTAATCAAGCGGAACTCGCGCCCATGGATTTTGACTCGGGTGCCCGTGTTCGGACGAACCAAGACGAAATCCCCAACCTTACAGGACGGGCCAGATGGGAATCTGGTTTTGTCGCCATAAGCATCAGGCCCCATTGCAACCACAAACAAAACAGGCGACATCACTTCTTCAAAGTGCATCGTTTGGCCGGATTTAACCAGTCCACTGTCGTATTTGTCCTCAATCTCCGGTAACACGCACAAGAGATGATAGGTTGCGGGTTGTGGCAATTGTTTTGCCCTTTCCTCCGGGGTTTCCGGAAGGACGGTGGGAATTGCTTCCTCACCGGTTGAGAGAAGTATTTCACTCATCTTCGTCTTGCTCCATTCTTCGCACGAGGTCGGTGATGTACATATGTGCCTGGGATAGACCCCGGATCTCCCCGCACAAACTCTTGTATTCGGCGTAATCTTTAGCAGCCCCGTCCACCAATACGTGGGCGATAGATTCGCGCCGCTCTTCAATCTCTTTGATTACCACGGAAAACGCAGTGGTTGCCATGATGATTCCTTACTGTTTTTGTTGGACAGACTTGGTCGCATGCTTCACAAGATCAGCCCGGATCTTTTGTTGATGCTGGCGATCTTTGATGGCAGTGTTCATTGCCGCCTGTCTTTCTTTGGATGCCGCAGCCAACTGGGCGCTTTGCTGCTGTGCAGCAAGACGCATCTGCTCCTTCTGTGCATCGAGCTGTAAACGCTGCTGTTCAAGCTGCATCTTCTGTTGAGCAATCTGGAAATCGCGCTGGCTGTCGGCCTCTTTGCGCTGGAGTTCCTGCTGACGAAGTTGAAGTTCTGCCTGCTGCATCTGCAACATGGGGTTCTGTTGCATTTGCTGCGCTTGTTGTGATTGAGCCTTTTGTTGATTGGTTTGCAACAACTGTTGTGCTGCCTGGGCTACCAGACGGCTCAGTTGAACTTCAGTGTTTTCATCCAACTGCGCATCCGGGGGCGTCATCTCCACCCCGAGTTGCTGCTCAATCATGGAGCGATATTTAAACGCCATGTGCTCTGCGATGTGGGACATGATCGCCCCTTGCATCTGTTGAGCCATCGGGGATTGACCAATCATTCCCATGACCGACGGATCCTGCATCAAAGCCATGTGAGTGGCTATGTGGGCGTCGTGATCCTGGTAAATAAACGCTTTGGTCGGTTTACCCGTGAGGAACGCCATGTTTTCAGATACCGGATCTTTCGGCGTCTGATCATCCTCAATCGGAACCAGCTTCTCGGCGTTTTTAATACCGAGGACTTCGAGCATCTGTCGATGAAGCTGCGGTAGGTCATAGATCTGTGGAGCGCCTTGGGCCAGCTGAAGAGCTGCTTGATATTGCATGATCCGTTGCGCCATCGTGGAGGCATTAGGATCACTGACCGGGATAACTTCCGTAACGTCATAGTCGGCCTGCTTTGCAAGTTTGTCCCCACCCTCCGGGGTGTACTCATAATCCGGCGGCATGAAGTCGCGGATGATGGCTTTAAGGAGGCGGAACTCAATCTTCAAGCTCTCATGGACACGGGCCTGGACGGCGCTCATCGTCTTGAGGGTGCGCTCCAAAATAGCCAGCGTCGTCCCCACCGGAGCCTGGGCAGACATGTCACTGATCTTCATGTCAGTGATTGCACCAAGCCTTCTGCCTTCTTCAGTAATTTGATTAAGCAACTGAATCAGGGTCTGACTCGGCTCCTTGTAAGGAAGCGGCATGATGTTGTCGCGGATGGTGCCGGACGGCACGTCCACATCACGGAACTCACCCGGAGCAATTGGGGTATCGTCTCCCTTTACACGAAGACCACGGGCCTTCATGCCTCCGGGAAGGTTGCTCAGAGTTCCTGCGTCAACCAACTGCCGGATGAGCGAAGTACCGGCCCGGGCATATCCTCCGATGATATGGATCAAGCCCATGCCATACGCTCCAAACCCTGGGATGTAGGTGTACTGCACAAAGTGCTGACGCTTTAAACGCCGGTCATCTTCTTCTTTCCAGTTCCGACGAATAGCCAGGACATTACTAGACCCTCTCTCGATGGTGACGACATAAGGAAGAGCAATTCCATCTTCGTCTTCATATCCTGGCATGTCCCAGTCTACGTGGATCTCAAGAATCTGAAAGCGGTCATCATCTGTCAGGGAGTAACCCTGTTCTTCGGCTTTTTTCTTCTCAATGTCTGAAAAGATTCTTACAGGTTCTCCCAGGTCAATGTCTTTATAAAACCCGCTGACTTGAAGCTTTTTGATGTCGTTCTTTGTTTTGCGCATTACGTGGGTAACACGCTCTGCGCTGTAAACATTAGAAGCCCCGTAGGGGATGATCACGTCTTCTGCCGGGATAAATGGGGCAGTCTGTCGTCCGATAGCTGGATCGTAGTAGACCTTTTTAAACGCGGCTCCGGACAGACCGAGGTTATAAAGAAGCCGCTCATGTTCCGGGCGGTACTCGATCATTTCCTCCGTTAAACGGAAGTTCATGTCATCCCTGACCCGCTCAGAGGCTTCTTCCTTCAACTTGTCCACAGCCCCAACGATCTGGGTCTTCACCGGGCCTTGGGCCGGGAAGGTCTCCGTGATCATTTCAGACTGAAAGCGGATGGCAGCTTCGTTTAAAAGGGCGGAGTACACCCCACAAGCCCCAGACCAGGGTTCAGTTCTTTCCTCATACTTCAAACCCAGAACCTCTAGTCCTTTGACGTAGGACTCTGTCCAATCTTTTCTGGAATTGATGTCCGCATCAACCAAACCTACCAGCTCAGAAGCAAGCGACTGCAAGTCGCTCTCGTCCATGTATTCGGCGAGGTTGGCATCAAAATCATCTGCCGTCTCTGATTCCGGTTCAAGTTCAATCTCAACTCCACCGGCTTTGATGTTTACACTCTCAGGATCCTCAATCTCAATCTCTAGGGCAGGTTCCACGCCCATTTGAGACAAATCCATCGGGGTAAGAGCGCGATCAATGTTCGTTGCCATGATGATCCTTAGTAATACGCCACCCTACGGGGGGCGATGGGGTAATCTTGTTCATCGCTTGAAATGGCGATAAACCCACCCTGACGGAATCTCATAAGGGCCTGACTGGACGAGTCCACCAAGTCATCATGGTCTCCATTTGGGAAAGATGCCATTTCCTCAACCAATTCTTCTGCCCATCTTGTTTCTGGACGCCATACCACGCCCGAGGCAAACAAGTCCGCAATCGAGTTTACACGTGCGATCTTATCTTGTCCCTTGTACGGTGTGTACTCCGAAAGAGGGATTCCCATCTTTCTTAATTCATAGATCAACGGAGACCCCGCCGCCCTCTTTTCCACGATCAATGTGTCTGGATTCCATTCCTTCCACATGTCAAAGGCTTTCTTTTTAAGATCCGGGAACTCCATCCGGTCTTTAAACGCATCAAGAAGGATGATGTTGGTCTTCATTTCCCCCTTGTCATCCTCCCTGTAAAACACTCCCCACGTGGTACAGGCTGAATAGTCTGCCCTGTTGTGTTTTTCAAACGCTGTATCCCAGGATTGGATCAAGTAATCACAGGCCGGAGGGGTGTCATCAGGCCAAATCTTCCAGAATTCGCGCTTGATGATCGCTCCTTCCTCGGATGTGGGGTTCTGTTGGTACTGGGCCTCCCATTTAGCAACCGGAAGCTCCGATTTAAGGGACTCCAGCTCCTCTTTCTTCCAAAATCCGGGCCAAAGAGGGTTCCCGGAGGGCAAAATGGCTGGAAATTCAATGACTTCCCAGTCATCTGTGCCGTCTTTAGAGCTGTTTTTAAGGATCTGCCCGGTTAAATCACGCTTTGCCCACCGGGTCATCACAATAATGATGGCTCCGCCCGGCTGAAGACGCTGGCGAGGGCCGGATGTGTACCATTCATACACCCCGTCATAGACGGCAGGGTTGCCTTGTT